TGCTATCGCCTGAAGTCCGGTTGATCCGAATATCGACCGGAAAATCACCGTCAAGCGTGATCACATAGTCACGTTCATACTTGTCAGCAGTACGACCGCTAATCGTCCGAGTGCCGCCGACCGTCGTATAACCACCGCCGTTGTACTGAACCTGGATCTCAAAACTGACACTCGTACCAAGTACGTCGCCTTCAGCCGTTCCCTTTTCCAAGCGAGGGACCGCCATGCTGATGCGGACCTTATCGACCTCGGTGTTAGTGATCTGGCGCGTTACCGGGGTTGCCTGCTTGACCTCGGTGTTGACGCTAATAACGTTCTCGCTTGCCTCAAATCCACTGACGTACTCCTGAGCATTCGTTCCATAGCGAGCGTCAACCGTGACGCCCTTGAAGTTGTAGTCCGAGTCGCTCAGGTTAGTGACATCCGCTCCAGAACGCAGAACAGGCGTATCCGTCAGGAACACGTCCTTCAGTAGTGCCAGGTTGTAGTTGGCAGAACCTCGGGTGTAATCACGCGCAGAAGGGAAACCCTCAATCTCGCCTTCGCTCAACAGGTCCAGCAGGCTGGCGTGAGCAGTAGATGCCAGGTTGTCCGCTGTGCGAATCGGCGTCCGAGTCGCTGGTGGTGCGGACTGCTGAACAACAACCGTTTGCTGGACAACGGGTTGACTGCCTCCACCACCGCCACCACCGGCACCGATGATCTGCTTACGGTCTTTGCTGGCCATGTCAGATGTCGTCAACGTCGATGCCCGCAGAAATCACCACCGATCCAACAATCGTTTCCCCGTAAACCACAGGGACAGGAGTGCCTTGGCGACTGGTGTTCTGGATCCCACTAAAGCTATAGGACTCTTGCGGATCCAGCTCCGTTGCTTGCGTTGATGTATTCCTACTTCGAGCGTTTCCTACCGATGCAGGACCAAAACTGCCAATCTGCGGTGTTGGCGTCAACAGCTGCGAAACACCGCCCAAAATCATTGCTGTACCAATCGCACCAATCGCAGTAGATGCTGCTGCGCCGAGAACAAAACCAGACTGCACTGCAAAACCCGCTGCTAACGGACCAGTCGCTGCCGTTCCAGTAAGCCCAGCGCCGAGTCCAAGAAAGCCAGAGCCTGCGCCTGCAGTGGCAATCGCAAACGCAACTAGCGCTACGCCAGCCAAAATTTTCCCAGTGCCGCCACCTGCACCGCCCAACACAGGTACAAACTTGATCGTTTGACTTGCCGGATAATTGATCTGATCTAAATCACTTTCGTAATTATCGACAATCACCTTGTAATGACGTTCAGCCATGTGCTGCTCAAGGCCAGGAAAATTGGCAACAAGCATCCGAATTGCTTCGCCAGCACTGCTGATCTCAGCAACAAACCGCCGCTGGCCGACAAACTTCGCTAACGCCCCGTACAGCCTGACTTCACGCATCGTACCGAAGCACCTTCCCTGTGCATTTTAAGAGCCATTCGCCCAACAAATCACGGCTTGACAACCTGCCCCGCAAGTGATGCAGCACCATCTGATCGCCGATATACACACCCACATGGTTCAGCTTGTTTGACTCCACTGCCATCAACAGCGCGTCACCCTTCTGCATCTCTTCGATCTTCACCTCACGAAAACCGATGCCCTCCCAACAATCATCAAACATTGGGTTGGCATTGAACTCTTCAGGCGTCGTAGGACGATCCCAGTCCCGAAGCGCAATCCCCTGCTCTGCGTACCAGTCGCGCACTAGCGTCCAGCAGTCAGTTACGCCCCACACCCACGGTCTGCCAATTAAAGGCGCTTTGTACCCCTCTGGTTCGCACTGACCCCAAGTCTCCAACTTGGGATTGACGATGTACCAAGGCAGTCCAGACTTCTCACAGGCCAACCTGTCAGCCTGACTTGGAATCGGTGGCGTAACTGGATGACTATGGATGACTGCTACGACTTCACCCTCGTCTTCAGCGGCGGCGTAATCGACTGGATCGAGTATGAAAAGCTCGTTTCCCTCAGCCAAGTTTTTACATGGCCAATACCTCTCCCGCCCCTTGATGACCAGCAACAAACCACATGACTCACGCGGATCCTCCGCTTTCGCGTGCTCCAGTGCTTTTGCCTTAGCGGTCGCCTTCATCCGTTAAACGCACCAATGCTCGGGAATCCTCCAAACGGTAGAGGGTTGTTCGTGCCAAATCGAATCTGGCAGCTACTTAGCTTTTTGCCACACTTGTCAGCATCGGTGTTGCCGACCACATTGTCGTTTTCGTCGTAAAAATTGCTGCCGCTATAGCCACATTCCGAACCCTTGTAAATCCAAGGGCAAAGGTTGGCGCTGCACTGACGCTTGGGAGCACGTACACCGGCAAGGTCAAACGCTGCTGCTAACTCAAATTCCACCATGTCTCGATCCTCCGAGACCTTACGTGCTACATAAAAAATCTCGTCCGGCAGCTTGGCGCTCGTGTCGGGTGTACCGAATGGGTTCGTGCCGCCGGAAAAATTAGCTGCGTCGATATAACGCACCAAAGTACGAATCCTGGTCAGCTTCGCTCCAGTAAGATCGTTGCCTGCTGTCGTGTTATTTACGTCGAGCAGGATCGCAGTAATACTGGCTAACAAGTTGGCAACACGAATCCTGGGACGAGGCAGGCTTCCGCTTTCAGCGTTGTACTCAAATCCTTCAACCTCAATCGGAAATTTGCTGTAGGCATTTCCATTCCAGATGATGTCCTGCGTCCCACTGCCGACATCATTGATGCCACCGTGGAAGCGGTAGGTGTAGGCAGATCCGTGCAGTGCTGCAGTCAGCTCCAGCTCAAACAGCTCAACAATGCTGCTTGGGTTGATCTTCTGTAGCTCGGAAACAGGAATGGCCATTAGGGCTCAAATACCTGGATAAATGTGGCGTTAATCGTGGCTCTGCCCGTATAAGGAATCGACTTGCTCCATTCAGGGCAAATCCATTTGTAAGCCGTGGCTTCGTCTAAAGGCGTCCAGTCAAAACTGGCAGAGTCCTCAGCCCTTGCGTCCAAAAACGTTTCGATCGTGTCAGCATCAGCCTCGGATACGTTCCAAGTCAGTGACCACTGCTTGGGGTTCATGTGGCTAGGTATGCCATACAGCAAACGCTGCTGGTAACCATCACCAAACTGGATGGTGCGAGTCCTGGGACGGCTGGTCTTTTGCGCCCCATACGTCGGTGTAATCGAAGGAAACGTAGCCATCAGGCAAGCAAGCCTCCAGGACGCTTTTGTTTGATCAGCTCTTGGCGGATGGCAACGCCAATGGCTTCACCAAGACGTTTGGAGTCCTGTGCGTTGCCTTCAGCACTGCTGCCGGTTGCATCCACATTAACCACGATGTTGCTAGCGCCCATGCTGTGGTTAGGAACAATGTTGCCCTGCGCTCCAGGAACGAACAGCTCAGGACCGCGCTCACCAACCATGTAAGGAGTATTGGCGGAAACTGAACCCCCCAACGCTCTTTTGCCTCCGGTAAACGTTCCAGCCAACGCTGAAAAGAAGCCAATCCCGTCGTTTCCGCCAAGTGCGCTCAACCCATAGCGGAACAATGCACTGCTAAGGCTTGTCAGAACATTGCGAAGAGCGCTGTTCCAGTCATTCGTGCCGTTAATCAAAGTCTCAAACAACCCTGCAAACTGCTGGCCTGCAGAATTAACAAGAGTATTGATCCTTTGCTGAGTCATCTCCTGCTCTCTGAGAGCTTCGGTGCTTGCCCTGATCCGAGCTTTTTGATCTGCCCTGCGACGACCTTCCTCGTCACCATATTTTTCCTGAAGCTCCCCTAGCTCAATCGCATACCGAACCTCTTCTTGATTTCCGGCGAGCTTCGCCCGCAAAAGATTTTCCTGTTTATTAAGCTCCTGCGTCTCCCTAAATCGCACTTCCTGTGTGCGCTCAATAAGGGCAGCTTGTTGCTCCTCAAACCGCTGCCGTTGACGCATCAGCCGCTCTGCCTCCCTTTCTGCTTCTGTCTTTTTCGCCTTCTTAGGTTTTTTTGCGTTTGCCGCTGCCTCAAGAGCAGAAGCCGTTTGACCTAATCCAGCAAATTGCTGCGATTCAAATGTGCGCTGAGTTTCAGCTCCAATCCCTTTGGCACCTTCCAAAATCTCGCGAGTTGTGCCCGTTAGACCAATCTGGGCACCTAACCGCTTGATTTCCGCATTCCTGGCACCCTTGCCACCTTTGGCAGTCAAAATCTGCTGAGCAATCGCAGCTCGCCCTGTTAAACCTTCTCGCTCCTTAAAGCCACGCACTAAATTCCCCCGCTCCAGTGCATTAGCCAGCTGGGACAGTAGGGGCCCAACAATCCTGGCGATATTTGCCATGACCGTGGTAAAAATTGTGCTTAGCTGGTTGCCTAGTTTTTGCGCGTCCTCACCAAATTTTGTTAAAGCATCAGTTGCGTCCTTGCCAATTCGCATCGCAAGGATCTTGGACGCCTCAGCTGCAGCTTGCGCTTTGCCTCCATACTTTTCGATCGTCGCAAGAAATCCTTCGACCTCAGTCCCTGAGATGCCCGCTGCGCTGGCAAACGTCTGCAAGTCGAAAGTCAACGGGTTAAGCGACTGACCAACCTTTGCAATCGCTTGGCCAAATGCCTCGATCTGCGAAACGATTGCAGAAGCAGCAATAGATCCGCCAAGACCGCCGACCGCTCCACCAATACCGCCAGCTAAAGCTTGAGCAGGGCCGCCGCCAAACAAAAGCGGGAAGCCAGCGCCGGTTAAAACATCTCTGGTGCGATTGTTGCCCCTAAAAGCTGCTCCAATACTTGGCAGCCTTCTGCCCATTCGCATACCAGGAGGCAATGCAGGGCCAGCAGGAGCCCCATAAGCGTTTGCATTCGCAAGAGTTGGGGGCAGGTTCGCTATTGCAGCAGTCCTGCTCATTTCTGCATTAACTTCTCGAATCCGTCGAGCCAAATCTGCGTATTCACCAGAGCCCCTATCAACCTGACGGATGACCTGTTCCAGAACATTGCTATACGCCTGCAGAGCGTTTGTTGTATTTGCAGGTTTGAACGTTAAAAG